CGATCAGCAGTTGAAGAAGTTGAATTTGACCATAGTCATATATCGGGCGGTATTAGTAAGATCAACACCGCAGACAACGTGTTTGGTATCTTTACCAGCAGAGCCATGAAAGAACGTGGACGCTATCAAATCCAGTGTATGAAGTCTCGTAGTAGCACAGGTGTTGGACAAAAGGTTGATTTGAGCTACAACATTGATACCATGCGTATCACAGACGAAGGCGAAAGTGCAGGAGATGGTACCACAGGGTCTAGAATTGGCAGTATCATGACGCAGATCAAGGGCAAACCCATGCCCACTGAAGATGGCGCTGAACCGGTCAAATGGGTCAAGGCCGAGCCCAAACCAGGATTCAGTTTGGAAGCCCCAGTGGGCGGTGAAGCACAAAGTCACAAACTCAAGGCAATGCTAGCAGGCTTAAAGAACAAAACTGAATAAATAGACTATATTGGAGCCTATCTTGCAAAAGCGTACCCGTAGTATCTTGGACGAACTGGACAGCCTGTTGACCCATAGAGACAAACAAAATCTTGTGGAAAGTCGTGCCAACCATGTGATCCAAGGTGCCATTAATCTGGTCAACTACATACGTGAAAACTACGATGCCGAACAGGCCGCCGAGTTAGAACGTAGACTACTCAACAGCATACGCAGTCAAGATGCCGCCAAATTTACCCGTGGGGTCAGAAAGATACGCAATGAAGATTAAAGAAATTGACAATCAACACAAACTAGACGAAGGTGTAATGGACTCGTTAAGATCCGGAATCAATACCATCAAAGCCAATGCACCACTGGTCGGTCAAAAGGCACAGGGTCGAGCCACTAGAAATAGTGTGGCCGATAATCTTATTGGTAAATGGAATCAATCAGTGGCCATGGATCCCACTTTACAAAAAAACCCATCTGCTCTGCAACAGTTTGTACAAAAGGCCGCACCAAATATTCCAGATGTTCCTGCACCAACTGACATGACACCAAAGGGTGTTAATGAATATATTACCACGGTCACCGGACAGAGCCTGGCAGCTGCCATGAGAGACGCACCGGATGCCGACAATTGGACCGACAGAGCGTCAGCCAGTTTACGGGCACAGCCAACCAAAGAACCAATCAAAACTGACGTACCAGGGCTGACCATCACCGGCGGCGCCTCTAATCCAAATGCAGATCCAACATTGACTTTTTCTGGTAAAAATTACAGCATTGATGATGCATCAGGAAAATGGGTAGACGAAGCCGGTACACCGGCTAACGAAAAAATGCAAACCGTGTTTTATACGACTATGGGCAGATACACACGGGAGAATGCCAAACTTTTACAAGGATTCAACACCAGCGCCGGCCGAAACGCTGGACCAAGATTATCGTCTGGGGTATCCATAACCAGCGAAGAACCAATCATAATCAACTTCAAAAATACCGACTATGCATTGAACGATAACGGTATTTGGGCACCAGTCAAGAATCCCAAAAGACCAGAAAGCCAGGCTATGCAGGCCTTTTTGAACAAACAACATGATGCTTATTTAAATTCTGAGATACACGTACAACCACCGGCACCTGCACCACAAACTCAACCACCAGCACCTGCTCCAACACAACGACAATCTGATCAAGCAATACAATCATATAGAAACACCGATGCCATACTGCCCGCGGCACCCACTAACATAGATACTACAAACTCGGCACCGGCCGCAGATGTTCTTGCACAAAGACAAACCACACCTATTACTACCACAGACACACCGTCGGTAATGCGTAGAAGAAATGACCCAAGATTTGATCCTACACTCAATATGCCGCCACCGGAGGCTACAGCACCGACAGCACCGACCCCGACAGCGCCAATACCAATAGCACCAACAGCACCTACAAATATGTCAGCTACTGGCAATGCAACAGGTACCATGGCTGCAGGAAACGGTTCATATCAGGCACCAGGAAGAGTTATTCCGCCAAGCTCGTATTCTACACCTGCTACAAACACGGCTCTAGGGTGGGATGATCCAAAGAGTTCTCAATATGTTGGGCGCAGAGAAGTTGCACGGAGACGTGCCGCGGCTCAAGCAGAACCTTCATTTCTAAATCAGCCAGTAAGTCAACTTGAAGACAGTATTGACCTTGGCGAAGTGTTGTGGCGCAAAATGAAATCCCGAAGAAGATGATACTATTAGAAGGCGGCAACGCCATACCCACAAGTCGCCCTGTAGCCAAAGAAGATGTGCCTGCAGTGGTTGCTATTGCTCAACGACTGGCACCGCCTGCCTTGTTAAAACGTATGCAGACTGATATCGGTTCAGCAGGCTACAAGGTAGAGTCAGGCGATATTGATCTAATGGTTGAAGCTGAAGATGTTGTGACTTTGTTCAAAACCCAAGACGCAAAGGATCCAGTCAAGGCCGCCAAACAGGCCTTGGCGCAGTTCTTTGCTGCCAAAAATATTGAAGCCAATGTCAACGGACGCAATGTCAGCATTGGTGTTCCTTATGCCAGCAAAGTCACAGATGGTGGTTATGCACAGGTTGACCTAATGGTCATACACGATGTACACATTGTTGCACCCTATCATCAACACGGTCCCAGAGGCATGTATGCAGATCCGGACTTTCGAGGCTCTCCCATATTCTTGTTGATCAGCAGTATTGCCAAATCATTGAACTTGAAGTTTGATGCATTTGGTGCCAAACTGATAAGTCGTGAAGACAACACGGTGGTCGCCCGTGAGAGAGATGCTGTGGCCAAAATACTTTTGAATCCACAGGCCAATGCCGACGACTTGAACAGTGTAAAAACAATCATGGCCAGTCTAGCTAACGATCCCAACCGTGATGCCAAATTGGCACAGGCACGTGATGATCAGGCCAAGGGCCTGCTGACACTGCCCGAAAGTGTACAGCCCGGCAGCACACAATGGCTGCGACAGATCAGCGAGATGTTTCGATGAGAGCCAGAGAATTACTAGTAGAAGCTGCCAAGATTGGACGCGAGTTTAATCACCTAGAGGATCTTGTGTTCACAGAAGGATCTGCAGGCGCAGACCGTGCGCTGGAATACTTACGTCACATGGCCACAGAAGCCACTGGCAAAGACTACAGTCTAAAGTGGGACGGCAACCCCACGGTGTACTGGGGCAGAGAGCCCAACGGTCAGTTTGTGTTTGTGGGCAAAAACAACTGGGACAAAGCAGATCAAGGCGGCTTTGCTACCAGTCCCGACGAACTAGAACAGTTTATCATGAGTCGTGGCAAGGGTGAAGATTGGCGAGCACAGTTTGCCGCAGACATGGCTTCTGCTTGGCACATATTTGAAGCCGGTACTCCAGAAAACTTTCGTGGTTATTTCTTTGGTGACATGTTGTTTTATCCAGGCAAACCATACGATGTCAAACGTCAAGAGCTGGTGTTTACTCCCAACAAAGTGACCTATATGGTACCAGTGGCCGATGATCAAGGTAATCCCGTTGAACTGGGAAATCTGCTGTACAAAGCCAAAGCCGCAGTGGTAGTACACAAATATCTAAAACGTTTTGGCGACAAGGATGCAGGCAAGATGCCTCGGTTAGAACAATTCCGGACCAGTCAAGGACTATACTATCCCTCTGCCAGTTCACAGTTGGTCATACTGGGATCTTACTTTGCAGATCAAGGTGCAGTGATTGACGCCAACTATGTCAAGTCACTAAAACTGTCGGCTCGTACACGCAAAGCGGTGGATGCATTTTTATCGGGTGTACCCGGGTTGTCCAGTCCCGGCAGTGATATCTATGCGTTTGTTAACACCAAGAGCAAAGAAGGCAACTTGGAAGGTCTTGAATCGCAGTTTTTACCTTGGGTACAGACCACACTGGGCCCTAAAAAGATGCAGGCCTTTGTGGACAAAATAGAAACCAACCCCGATGGTTTGAAGGCGGTATTTGGCTTAGTTGAATCCATTAGAGATATCAAGAACGACATCATTGATCAATTGGATCAACAAACACCGCAGATACGTACCTCAACTGAAGGTGTTCCTGGCGGCGAGGGTTGGGTATATCGAGATACCAAACTGGTACCTAGACATCGTTGGACACCTAATTGAGCTGGTTTTTGTTGCAGATGATAAATATTTGCATGCGTATTACGCAACCATTACAGGAGAAATAAAATGGCAGTATTCCAAAGAGCAAACGGCAACACCGGTGGTGTATTTAACATTGGCGCAGGTCGTCACTTTTCAAACGCAACCATCATCAACACAGGCATTGCGGCCCCAATCCAAGCATTCAAGATCACCGCTACAGGCGGTAACTTGGCAGCAGAACTTGGCGGACCAAACGGTTCTGGCGTTTCTGGTGCAGTTGAAACATTGTTGAACGTTGTTGCGGCAAATGCAACAGTTATAGCATATCAAGTTGATACAGGCAGTCAGTTGAGCGTTATCACAGAACGCAGTTCAGACACAGCCGCTACTTTACAAGCAGCCATCCGCTTGCTGAGTTCTAACATTGGTGCATACAGTGCAGTTGATGCAACAGCCGCAGTGGTCAGTAGCACAGGTGGTATCAAACTAGCCTAATAGCTACTTGATCCAAAGAAGGCACTTTTTAGTGCCTTTTTTTACGACTATAAATATCTGTATGCAACACATCACCGGCATTACTCTAGTGGACATCACACAAACAGGCGTGACCAGAACCAGGGGCGATGGTGATCAGGCACGTGACCAACAACGTAATTGGGAAACAGTACTACAATGCATTGGTATACGTGCTCAGCCGTTGGACATGATTGGCCCCATATATCAAGATGTTGACCTAGAAGGCAGCGACTTTGGAGAAATGTATTCGGGTGTGCATCGAGTATGGTTCTGGTCTTTCAGTACAGAACATTCCGATGTCTGGCTCAAGGACGAAAAGGTCTTGCACTACCTGGAACAAGATTTTGACGAAGTGCCGATCATCATGGGTCTTGAAGAAACAGCCCGATTCATATTACCCATATTCTATACCAAAGGTGCTATTAAAAACGTGTTTTTTAGATTAGGCCGCATTGACTTAAATAGTAATTGATATCTACCTAATCTTCACTTGTCATGGCTCATTGTTAAATACACTATATCAGATATCACAACTAACAAGGATATGAGCCATGGCCGCCGAAATTGAAAAAGAAAGTTTGGAAACACACGTGGAGCTGTGTGCTCTACGCTACACCAATCTAGAAAATAAATTGAACAATCTTGAACACAAGGTTGGTAAACTGGAAGAACATCTCATGTTCATTAGAGAGAGCTTGTCCGGTGCTCCTGAATCAGCAAACAAAACCATAATCACCATAGGCACAGCCTTGGTTGGCGCATTGACCACAGGTATCATTGTGATCTTGGTCAACTTCATAAACAAATAAAAATGAAAATTGTAGAACTAGTAAATAAAATTAGTGTGCCAATCACCAATGAAGAAGCAGACGTATTGGGCATATTCGAACATCACTCAGAAGTACAAAAACAAGATTTGTCACCCAGAGAACAAATGATTGCAAATCACCTGGTAAACAAAGACATACTATACAGAATAAATGAAACAGGCCGAATCACCTACAAAAAGAAATAAAAAAACGCTGGCAGATCAACGCATTGATCTTGCCGCAGATGTAATCACGCAATACGTAAAATACTGGACCGAAACAGAACTAAAAAGATTAACCATAGACGAAAACTTACCCGTGTGTTTGCCCCTGGGCAACCGCGGGTTTTTAATTGGTTATTACAAGGTATTGAGTGTGGGCAAGCACTGTTGGCGTGTATTGGATCGCAATGATGAATTGGTTCATGATTTTGGTCGTAAGCTGAGTGCGATATTTTATTGTTTGGCCCTACAGGACAACCGACTGAATCTAGCTAGAAACATACTGACAGCTGATGCAGAAGTCAGCAGATTGGAGCTAGATCAAGATACCTATGCCAATACTCGCCGCACCAGTCTAAAAAAGCAAGACTATTTTCGTGCAGATCTAGCCAATATGCGCTACATAAATGCTCGATATCAACTGGATTATGCAAATCAAGAATTAGAAAAAACTATAAATACTGCTAAATATTTGAAAGTTCAGGAAAGACTACTATGAGACTACAAGAAATGGGCACCAAGCCTTCCGCAAAAAAACTAAACCAAGTGGTCGAAAGTCGCTTTGGTTATGCCATTGACTTTGATAAACTGACGTTTAAAAAAGCCTACCGACTAGCCAGTGGTCTAAGCGAAAGCATTGACCAAGTTCGTCGTAGCCACGGCGCCGGCGCCGTAGAGAAAAACTCTACCTACATGGAAATGCTGATGGTACGCGAAAGCATACACAGCTGGATGCGTGAAAATCAGCAACAGTTTGTTACTGAAAGCGAAATGGCCAAATCAGAAGCCATCCTGGCTGCCAAGAACATTGTTGACAGTGTCCAAGACATGTTAGAAAAAATCAGCAAACTACAAAGCGAGCAAATGCCGGCCCTGTTGGACAGCATCCGTGACCAAATTGGCGCCCAACAAGCTGAACAATTCAAAACAGCAATGACTCCCATGATCACTGATCTGTCTGCACAACTGGGTGCTGCCAGAGAAACAGCCGACACAGCAAGTCGTGCATTGGCTGGTGAACAAGTTGCACAGCCCATGGACATGGGAATGGGCAGCAGCCTAGGCGGAGACGAAATGGCTGGTATGGCCGCAGGCGAAGTTCCTGGTGGTGTGCCTCCGGTTAGCGACCTCGATGCTGGTGACGAGTTTGCTGCCACTGATGCTGCCGCAGGCGGCCCAGAGGCACTGGGCAGAGAGCGTCGCTAATGAGACTACGCGAATTCTCAGACTTTCATGCTGAGATGATTGAGGACGAAGCGGTTGATCGCGGCGACGCCAATCTTATTTCGGCCTTGGAGTTCCTAAAAGGTCGTGCAGGTAACCAACACCTGGTGCCAAAGATTCGTGTAGATGCCTTGATCAACATGGTACAAGGCATTCCTGGTTCTGAAGCCTTTAATCTTGAAGCTCTATTGGACGCATTCAAAACCAATGACACCGTCAAAAACTTTGTCAAAGACATCAGTGATGATGACAATGGAACCAAATATGTTTATCTACAGAGCAATGCCGAAGATGATTTTTCGGCTGTGCCTGGAGACATGAACGCACCCAGAACCCCACCAGAAAAGACCGTGGGCGCAATGGCTAAATCGGCTCTTGCAAATCGTAGTTAATTCCTGTACAATGTAAATAACTGTATAAGACAGTCAACATTTCTGCCCTCTGTGGCGTTGTATATGTACAGTCTTAAAGGAGATAGTTATGAAAAAAATCCTAGCGTTAACATTGATATTGGTCAGCACTTGTGCATTGGCTCAACCAGGCTTCAGGTATCATCACCATCATGGATACTATCCAGGATACAACTATGGTTGGGTGGCGCCCACTATCATTGGTGGTGTAATTGGTTATGAAATTGCACGTAATCAATCTCCGGTGATTGTGCAACAACCTG